TAACTCAAGATCAACTAGACATTGTTCTAGGTGAAGAAGGCGTTGAATTAGGCGAGACAGAAGAAGATGAACTTGGTTTAATCAGCGGTTCAATCACTGTCTCTAGAGATACAAGTCAAGTTACGATTGAGAACGTAGCTCCAGAAGAATTTATTGTAGAACAGGCAGCTAAAAACTTAGAAGACTGTAACTTTGTAGCTCACAGAACACATAAAACATTGTCTGAATTAAGGCTAATGGGTTACCCAGAAAAAGTTCTTAAAAAGATGGGTGACCATAAAGATGTAGATCTAGAACTCGATCCTGAGTTTATGGCTCGACAAGGTAACATCGACAGCGGCATTAGTTGGAGCGAAGATCATTACCAAGACCAAGTGAAACGTGTTTTAGTATACGAAAGCTACGTCAAGTTAGACATCGATGCATCAGGTATAGCCAAATTGTATCGGGTACTAAAAGCTGGCAATGCAATCCTAGAGAAAGAAGAAGTAAGCAGACTGCCGTTTATAATTTTCTGCCCTCTTCCAATTCCACACACTCTGATGGGTAACAACTACGCTCACAAAGTTGTACCAACCCAGAATGCACGTACAGTTCTTACACGGTCAATCTTAGACCATGCTGTCTTAACAAATTCACCACGCTACCAAATAATGAAAGGCAGCCTACCTAATCCAAAAGAGATCTTGGACAGTAGAGTTGGTGGTCTTGTAAACGTAACACGTCCAGATGCGATCAGCCCCCTACCCCAAGCTCCACTTAATCCACACGTATTTCAGTTAATTGGTTTGCTCGATGAGGACAAAGAAGAGGTAACAGGCGTATCAAAATTATCCTCTGGTTTAAACAAAGATGCTGTAAGTAAGCAAAACTCAGCAAGTATGGTTGAGCAGCTTAACACTATGTCTCAAGAACGTAGTAAGATTATAGCCAGAAACTTTGCTACTCAATTTGTAAAACCTTTGTATCAACTAGTGTACCAGCTGGTTATAGAGAATGAGACACAAGAAAAGATAGTAGACTTGTCTGGAGAATACGTTCGAGTAGACCCATCAAGCTGGGCTGACAAACGTGATGTAGCTATAGAATTACACCTTGGGTATCAGGCGAGAGAACGTGAAAGTCAGAAGTTCTTGGCTATGCATCAGCTGTTTAAGTCTGATCCACAGTTATCAAAGATGTACACAATAGAGAACCAGCATAAACTAATGACGCAAGTCATGGATATGACTGGTATTCCTAATGCAGCCGAATATCTGACACCACCTGAGCAGCTACCACAAGAACAACCTGATCCAATGCAGGAGTTAAACATTGAGTTGCTCAAGAAACAAATTGAAGTACAGGAACGGCAGACACAAGTTGCTGAATCTAAGCTTCAACTACAGGCTCAGAATGATCAGACTAAACAAGCAATGGATCAAGAGAAGGCTGCTAACTTACACGCAATTGCAAGTGATCAAGTCGATCTCGATGAAGCAAGATTTAACCATAAGAAATTAATCGATGCCGCTGAACTTAAGTTGGCAGAGAAAGCGGATGACGAGAATGTCCGCGTAATCGCTTCACCCAATGGGTAAGCAAAATAAAGGAGAGCAAATTGAATAAAGAAGAGCAGCTAATTGTTGCTGGTGAGGATGCGGAAGTTTTATTGCAAAGCGAGGCTTTAAAGAGAACCGTCGAATCCTTAGCACAACAACACTATCAGAATTTCTGTAACTCAGATCCCATCGATGTGGATAAAAGGGAAATATCTCATAGGCATTACAGGTCACTTGTCGACGTCATTAATACGCTGAAACAAGCTGTAATAGTTAAAGACCAAATCATCGAAAAAAATGAAGAACTAACCACATCTGACGACACCCGTCCGATGACTAACGAGGAGGCTCCATAATGAACGAGCAAAATCCAAATTACATCGAAAGCCACACTAATGATCAAGGTTATTTTCAAGATAACAGTGATGTGGCAGCAGCTTTACTAGATAAATGGGAAGACGCTGATCCCCAGCCATCAGAACCAGATAGGAAGGCGACATCAGAGGAGGCAGTTGACGAAACTCCTGTTGATGAAAATGACACTCAGGCAGAACCAGAAGACGATGGATCTGAAGCAGACCCTGAAGTAGAAGCTCAAGAAGCTGACACTGAAGAACCCGAAGAGACAGAAGAAACGATAACGGTTACTGATGACTCAATGGTTGAAATCAATGTTGGTGACGAAGAGCATCAGGTATCTGTAAAGGATCTCAAAAGATTATGGGGTCAAGAAAAAAGTCTGACAGTCAAAAGTCAAAAAACAGCTGCTCTTCAGAAGGAAGCTTCTGACCAAACCAACCGAGCAGCAGCGCAACTTCAAAAACTTGTCGAAAGAGCTGAAGCAAAAGCTAAACCATTTAAAGAGGTCGATATGCTTATCGCGTCTCAAACAATGGAAGCAAAAGATTTTGCCCAGCTTAGAAAAGAAGCTAAGGAAGCTTCAGACGACCTAGACTTTGTTAAAGCGGAAGCCGATACCTTCTTCAATGAACTGTCAAAAGAACAGCAAGCGAAGCAACAACAAGAGGCACAAGAGTGCTTAAAAGTGTTGCGGAACGATTTACCAGATTGGAACAATGCACTTTACGATGACATTCGTAATTACGCTGTTTCGTCTGGAATGCCTATTGAAGCAGTAAACTCATACACAAACCCTGATGTCATTAAGTTGATTAACAAGGCGCGATTGTATGACCAGAGTAAGAAGACGGCTGTCGTTAAAAAAGCTAAAGCCCCAACAAGGGTTTTACGGTCAAAGAAAGCACCTCCAAACAAAAATGATGAACGTGTGGATAAACGTGCTGATGCACTCAAGAACATGCGTACTCATGGTGGTGGACAAGGTGACGATTTAGATGCTGTTGCAGCTGCAATTATGGCTGGTTGGGATGAGTAGTAATCCTAAACTGAAACCCATTTAACATAAGGAAACAAATAAATGGCAACCCTGAAAACATATGAAATGATAGGCCAAAAAGAGAGTGTCAGTGACATAATCTCTAACCTATCGCCAACAGATCGGCCTTTCAGTAGCGCGATCAAAAACGAGAAAATATCTGCTAGAGTATTTCAGTGGCAGGAAGATTCACTTGCGTCAGCTGGCGATAATAAGCATGTTGAGGGAGCAAATCATACTTCCGACACTGCCAGCCCAACTGTGATGCGCTCGAATAATACTCAAATTCTAGCGAAAACTTTTGCGGTATCAGGAACTGGAGACGCAGTTTCCACGTATGGACGGAGTAAGGAAACGAGTTACCAACTCGCCAAGCGACTCAAGGAGCTTGCACTCGATTTAGAGTTTGCTTTTGTTGGACATGCCAATGCAGCAGTCGCAGGAAATGCTTCTACCGCAAGAGAAATGGCTAGTGCTACTGCAATGATCAGTACAACATTAGACGCTGGAACAAATTCCACAGACCCTCTCACAGAGGCGAAGTTGAATACAATCATGCAAACAATCTACACAAACGGTAGTAGTGCGGATTGCCTTATGATAAAGCCAGCCGACGCATTAATCGTGTCAGCTTTCGCTTCTGCATCAGGTAGAAACCGTAACTTTGATCAAAGCACAACATTGACTAATTCAATTGATGTGTTGATTACAAGCTTCGGTACATACCGCGTGGTTCTTAACAGACATCTTCTGTCTACACATGCTCTTTTACTAGACATGTCTATGTGGAGAGAGGCTACTTTAAGAGAAGCATCCAGAGAGCTATTAGCTAAATCTGGTGATGCGGATACTCACATGGTTCTTATGGAAAAATCTTTGAAGCATATGAACTTCGCTGATGGGGGCGCAATTACTGGCCTTTCATAAGTCATAACTAATTGGTTTGGCAGGGAGCGGACGAGGGAATTGTTGCTCTCCTTATACCTCTATGCACCTTGCCAAATCATCATAAAATACTAAGGAGCAAAAATGTTAAGAAAGAAATTAAACCTATCTGGTGTCAAAAACTGGATAGAAGAAGAAAAGCATGACAAAAATATCCAATTTACTATTGGTAAAGCTCAGGAAATACCTGACGACTTTGTAAGCAATCTTAAGAAAATCAAAGCTGACAGTATGGGTCAACGTGAAGGCGATTTTATGCGTGTTGCCTCCGTGCCTGTTATTGTTCACGAACAGTGGCTTAAAGAGGGTTTCGACATGATGAAAGAAGACCCTAAAGCCATCTTGAAAAGACTACGTGATCAGCATTTAGACGCATTTATTACCACGAATAAAAAAGTATAACCTTACAAAAAGGATCTCCCAATGAACCTTGGAAATCTTAGATCACACATGATCGCTCTCTTAAATAGGTCTGATCTTACAAATACCTTAGCTGACACGTTTATCGAACAATCAATCCAACGCATCCAAAGGAATTTAAGAATACCATCGATGGAAGCTATCTATAATCTTTCGTTAACCACTCAGACTGCTAAGATTATTTTACCAACTGATTTCTTAGAGCTTATAGAGATATCTCATTCATCAAAAGCTATGACGAGAATATCCCATCGAGAAATGCTGGATTTTAAGATTGCAACAGTTGCTGGTTTACCAGATCACTTTACACGGGTGGGAGCCGATATTCTTTTGTATCCAGAGCCAGCAAGTGGAGTTGTCAGTTTAAACTACTATAAAACTTTTGACACGATGTCTGCTGATAGTGATGAAAACATCTTAGCAAAAATAGCTTCAGACTTAATAATCTATGGAGCTTTGGTATACGCTGGAGATTATTTCTTGGATGAGAGGTCGCAGTTATATGAAGGGAAGTATCAACAGTTCTTTATGGAGATACAGGAGCAAGCAACTGACGCAGAACTAGTTGGAAACCTACAAGTTATGCGACCAGCTCAATCTTTAAATCTGGAGTATTAAAAACATGTCATCATTCTTTAAAGACGGTGGTGTCACACCTAATGACGTTTCGTCTGTTACATCTCTTACAAACGAAGCAACAGCATCCAAAAACGCAGCTAAAGTATCTGAAGATGCAGCCGCTGCATCAGCTACAGCCTCAGCAAATAGTGCCACAGCTTCAGAAACATCTGCCAACTCAATAACTGGGTCTGTTACTTCTGCACAAGCTGCTCAGACAGCTGCGGAGGCGGCCTTAGCAACCACGATTACACATAAGAATACTGCAACTACTCAAGCATCTTCAGCAACCTCTTCGGCATCCACTGCGTCTACGAAAGCATCTGAAGCTTCTGCATCTGCATCAACAGCATCTACAAAAGCATCTGAAGCTTCCACATCAGCTACTAATGCCGCAACTTCGAATACAAATTCTGGCAACAGTGCAACTTCAGCTTCTACCTCTGCATCCACAGCGACAACTAAAGCATCTGAAGCTTCTACGTCGGCTACTAATGCAGCAAGCTCTTCAACTTCAGCAACTAACTCAGCTACTACTGCAACTACAAAAGCGAGTGAGGCATCAACTTCAGCTTCCACTGCGACGACAAAAGCATCTGAAGCTGCATCCTCAGCAACTGCTGCCGCTACAAGTGCATCAACAGCAACAACTCAAGCTTCCAACAGTGCAACTAGTGCTACTGCCGCGAACACTGCAAAGGTGGCCGCAGAAGCCGCTCTCGACCAGTTTACGGATGTGTATCTTGGTGCTTTCTCTTCAGATCCAACTGTTGATGGTGATGGTGACGCTTTAACTACTGGCGATCAATACTTTAATACGGCCTCAAATGTACTAAAAATCTACAATGGATCATCTTGGCAAGCGGCGGCTCTAGACAGCACAGGTTTTGTCGAGGTAGCTGGCGATACAATGAGTGGTGCTTTAGGTATCACTCAAACTGGGTCTGCCAGCACAATTCCACTGTCTGTGACTAGTAACCTAAATTCTGGTCTGCCTATATTGGAGTTAAGGTCAACAGGAAACAGTAATTCTACAATTGATCTACGTGCGGATGGCACTGGAGATC